TCTTCGCATATATGCGATGAATAAACCCGTTTTTTAGAACGGGCTTTCTTCACATAACCTTTACTAGAGAAACCCTTTTTAACAAATCCACGACGGATTGAACTAGTGTTCACGTTTCTGGCATTTCTAAAAGCTAACGCTAATTTCTTTTTAGCACGATTTTTTTGAGCAGCAGTAGGAGAACGTTTTTTCATACCCTTCTTAGTACCAAAACGTTTTCTAGCAACAGCTACTCCTGTACCTGCTGCTGCAACATAAGGCATTGCACGAGCAAATACATTCATAGCCTGCATTAATGCTCGATTATATTTCGAACGAGGCCCTGGACCATAGTAAGGTCCTAATCCCATTTCCACATCTGCCATCCTGCGCGCTTTGCTTGCGGAAACACCCGCACGTAATATTATATATAGTGCGGGTGGGAGGGTAGGAGGGGATATATAAAGAATAATGGGTTAGTCTGAAATTTCGGAATTAGGCCTCCGCAACCCTAGTCGAGGACGCCTAGGGTTTTGGGGAGGTTTTTTAAATCCAAACCTAATCCTGCCCTAACCCTAACCGCCCTAACCCTAAGGAACTGCGCCGGTGGCGCAGGGACTAACCCCTGTTGCCCTAACCCTGGTAGTTAAGCCACCCCCCTTTGATCCCCCCTAATCAGATTAGGGACCACGTGGTCCCTAGTTGGTACCTTATATAAGGAGGCTCCCCCGAGTGGGACCCCTGTCCAAATTCTGTTTCCAAAGAGTTCAATTCTTTTATGCCTTCTAAATTCAATGCCCGTCAATTCTTTCTCACCTATCCTAAATGTGACGCCCCTAAAGAGACTCTCAGAGACTTCCTTATTTCAAGATGTACTATCAAACAACTTGTGGTATGCAGAGAAAAACATGAAGATGGATCACTCCACCTCCACGCTTGTGTCTGGTATTCCAAACTACTCCATTGCAATGAACGATTCTTTGATTTCATGTGGGCAAAAGAAGATGGAACTGATGAAGAACGAGCAAGAGTCTTTCATCCAAACATCCAAGTTCCTAAAAAATGGCCAGCATGTGTCCAGTATTGCAAGAAAGAAAAGGACTTCTTGGAAGTGGACGTTAACCTCGACGGGTTTGAAGTCGAAGGGAAAGAAACAGTGGAAGAAATGGGATTGCAAGAAAGATGCTTCACTTATGACAAAGAAGAAGATTGGTTTGAGTATTGTGCCAATGAAAAAATCTCCTTCCAGTATGCAAGTTATTTCTGGCAAAGATTACACGGAGATATTGCTACCATCCTTGAGTCAGAACATGAGGGAACCGTTTGTGCCGCTCTTGAATCCTTTAGCTTGCCAGGAAATCTTAGACAATCAATTGTGTTGCGTGGGCCCAGTGGTTGTGGAAAAACCACATGGGCTAAGAGAAATGCACCAAAACCAGCTCTTTTTGTATCGCACGTTGATCAACTGAAAATGTTTAAACAAGGGTATCACAAATCCATTGTTTTTGATGACGTTTCTTTCTGTCACACTCCACGCACCAATCAAATTGCTCTTGTTGATTGTGATAATACTCGTGCTATCCATTGTCGTCATGCTGTTGCTACCATTCCTCCTGGGATTACTAAAATCTTCACTTGCAACGAGTGGCCTGTTGACAAGCAAGATGAAGCAATCAGTAGAAGATGTAAATTCTACACTATTCGTGACTGGGGTCAATTAATAAATCCTGAATAAACTTTATTTTTTAAGGAGGAGCTGGAGGAGGTTGATGAGGAGATCGTCGAACATGACCGCGGCCAAAAGCGTGAGTTCCAAACTCGTATGATTTGTGGGGAGGAGTACGAGAATCACGATGAACCCGATCTGGCTGAGTATTTCGACCAGTTTGACTTGGACGAAACTCAGGTTATCGCAGTTTGCAGAACCTATGCAAACTACTTGGCTCAGCGTGTGAGATCCCGTTGGGGCAACGTGAAAAAGCTCAAAGTGGCTGAGCCCAGATCGGGGAAAGCGCCGTGGACTCCTCGCAAGGGATACAACAGTAGCAAACATTAAAGCAAAATACTTCTAAAGTGTATTATCATATCTCCATAATTGGACTCATTAATGTAGTAGCGGTTTCTGTCGAAACCGTCTGTTATCAGGTCATCCAATACTTTGTGGAGTTGAATGGCAGCGTAGTGTTTCCAGTGTTGGGCGGTCCAGTCGGATTTGATAGCATTCCGTATACCTGCCCGATAACGGCCATCATGATAAGCACGATTGTGATCAAAAGGCCAAGGAGCTTCACCACCGCCGTAGCCGTGTTGAAGGGGGTTCGCAAAGGCCTTGTCGGAGACCTTTGCGGGGGAGGGGGGTCTAGTGGGAGGGGGTCTGGGGGCTGGATGGACAAGATTTGCTGGCACAAACGCCCAATAGGGCTCAAGAGATGGGTCATACCAATGAAGATTATATAAGACCCTCTTGTCCATGTTTTTTTTGTTTTTTAGTAATCATTGAAATAGAGACGGACAGATCCGTAGAATTGTGGCGGTTGTCCAGCAGTGGAAGACTGAAGGTACAGGCAAAGTGCGCCCTTTTCCATATTGCCGTAGACTCCCGTCGTGTCCGCTCCCGTCCACTCCGTGATCACGTTGAACTTCTTCAAGTCAACGAACTCATCAATAAAGATGATCTCCTGGCCGGTGGCCGGAGTCGTAGCATTGCCAGTGCAAGTGCCTTTGAGTTGGCGACAGATCTTAACCTTGTCGGAGTTGTCGACGTTACGGAGCGAGTTGACACTCTGTGCAACCCAGATCTCGTTGTAGGCAACCATCTGCGAGGGATTGTTGGGTGGAATGATATGCACGAGGTTGATGGCCCAGTTGTTGACGGTTCCGGTAGCGGAAGCCTGCACGCGCCCCTTGATGTGGCAACCAGTAAAGTGGGCCTTGCGGCCCAGGCGCGAGTTCTGAGTGGTTCCTTGCGGAACCTGGTTCAGAACCACAGCAGAGGGAACAGCAGCGCCTGTGAGGATGTAACCTCCAGCCGAGTTGGCCAATGTACCGGCAGCATTAAAGTCCAGCTGCTTGTTCCCGTCTGAGGTCCAGGGATCGAAGAATTTGTTCTCGTTCCCTCGGACTTGGCGATAGAGTTGGGCAACGACAGCACTTTGTTGGGCGACAGCACGATTGGAGGACGATGTCCTAGCACGCGTCCGATTCATCTTGGCTTTCGCGGACGGTGTGAGCGGAGGTCGTTGGACCTTCGCGATTCCTTGCTTGCGCGCACGGGCATACATATTGGAGAAAAATTCGGGCGAACAGAAAATAGATTCTGAAGATTTGTATTAAACCCCTCCCTGTTAAGAGAAAAATTGGATTTTAATTGTGGTGAAACGCACAAAGGCCTGCAGCGCAGTGTGGGCATGCTGCAGGAGGAGGCATTATTACGGGAACATCAGGAACGGGGCGTACCCATCCGTTCCAGTACGTGACAAACGCAAATTCGTCGATGCGCCTCTTGAGGGGGTTTTGAGACCAATCCGGTTGATGCGTCTTAACTCCGTCATACCAGTCCTGGGGGTCCTGGTTGCTCGTGAATACGAATGTGGTCGCAGTAAGCTGCGCAGAACTGCCCTTCGTTTCTACACGAAGTTGACCCCAATCGAGAATCGCGAGTAATTGAGTAAAGCTCAGCTTGTGGCCATAGAATTCGTCAAAGACAATAGTCTTCTCCCCGTCGTAGTCGTCAAACCACTTGCCGCCGGGGTGCCAATAGGCGTCGGGGAATGCCTCACGAACATGTCTCGTCTTACCACATCCGGAGGGTCCGATGTGGATGAAGATTTCAGGGCGCCCGTTGCGTGGCTCAGTCATCAGTCGCTTGTAGTTTCGGAAACCCCTTTCGTAACGATTAAATTCAGAGAAGTGTTCTTTGGCGATAGTTTTCATGGGAACGCCAGCGTCCAGCTTGCGCTGAACGGCCACGAGGTCGCTACGACCCCCCTTCTTACCAGCGTGGGGCACTCGCTGCCCGTATCGATATGGTCCTCCTCCGTCAGGAATACGGGTCTCCTCTTTGGTACAATAAGCTTCGTTATCCTCGTCGGATCCTTTAGCGGGTTCTGTATGAACAGACGCACCCTCGGGGGCCTCGAAGAGGCGGGTTACTAGAGAGGTGACGAAACTTCCACGTTTCTTCGCCTCAAACTGAATGTAGCCTTGAATATGAAGGGCATTCGACTGCGGGAGTTCCTCCTGAAAGACACAATATTGGATACCTCCTTCTTCAGTGAAGTCGGCATCATAAGGAATAGCTGTATGTCCATGAACAGTGAAGCACCAATGGGTGCTTTGGGGGCCTCTATTTGCCATACGAGGCCCTGTGATGTTTTTTTGAAAGTAAAAAAAAAACAAAAAATGTGGCTCCAGGTGCCGGGTAATACTTGGGCCGGCACCTGGAGCCACCCCACTTCGTGGGGTGGATACCCCCTATTAATTATGCTGAACACTACGATCACTTCCGATCATGTCGTATTACACGCATTAGACCCCCCCGCATTGAACAAAATGGGATTTTGAGTCACGAACAAAATTATTTTTTTTTGGGTCGTTTTTTAGAATTATTTTTCGACAGAGGTGCTCCCGACGTTGTGTAATTTATCATCTATTTGTGATTGTATCATGTCTGAAGAAGTACCAAGAAGTTTACAACGAAGTGTTGCTGGAACATTAATTGATCTAGTCGATGAAGATGAGGTCAAGATTTACCGAAGTGCGGCGGGTAAGGCGCCAGCTCCTCCCTCGATTGATCTATATGATCTGGAGGGCGACGAGGAGGAGGAGGAGCCGTCCGGCGAGGAGGTGGACGATGATGATCGTGCGGCGTTTCGCGTGCACCAAAAGTTTGCCGCACAGGGCCGCAACGCCGGATGGGAGGCTCTCGCCGGCAGCCAGATGCTGCCCAGTGAGGAGGACGCGGACGGAGGTCCGCCTTGCTTGCGCATGACTCTTGACGAGTACTTTGGTGACGTCGATCCCGTCGACCAGATCAAAGAATGCAGGACGTATGCGAGTGCGCTGGCTCAGAGGCTGAAGACGCGCACGGGCCGCCTCCCGGCGCAACGCAGACGCCCGATGAAGTACGCGAAGAAGAAATGAGGCAGCTCAACGCGCGCCTCCTCTTCGACTCGTGGCAAGAGAAAGAACAATGGAAACGTTTTTATTGATATTTCTTTCTCGCGTCGTTGTGCAGATCAGCATAGTAGACACGGGCGTTCATCTGGCATTGCCAACCAACGTCAGTGCCGGTTCCAGGCTGCACAGGATCGCTGTTCCAACAGAAGAAATAAAGTTGTCCCTGAATCGAGCCGTCGTCTTCAGTGGGGGAACCACGGGTCTCGAAGCCCTCGAGATCGATCTCGATCAGCTTGGCAAGCTCATGCAAACCGGGACGGATGCCATTGTCATAATATGACGGGGTGTAGGCCATCGTCCCACCACCGATCGGCACAGACAAACCACCGATCGGGGGGCCTCCATTGGGGGCAAGGGGCGGGAGCACAAACGTGTCGTCATAAAGAATCACAAAACGATTGGATTCCTTGAAGTTGGGCAGCGTGGTGAGCGTGGGATAGTCGAGTTGATCGCTCGTGTCAGTTTGTTGATTCTGCCCAAGGATCGCCTGCAACCAATACAGATAGGCGCCTGCATTGAAGGGAGCGACAGCCCCCGGGGGTGAAGTCGTCATGTAGGCGGGGTTGTTGAAACCACGATCATAAATGATCATCACGCGGTTCAACAACGAGCTGTAGGCAGATGAATTCAGGTTGGTCGGCCTCAACACATATTGAAGCGTGAGACGCTTCAAATACATCACGGTCCCAACGTTCGTCGTCACACCATATGGGGTCTGATTCTCCTGGAAATACAGAAGGGGATACATGATGGGACCACGCGTGATGGCTCCACCAATGGGTCCCAGCCCATATCGGCCGGCGATCGCCGGGGTTCCAGCTATCCAGTGCTGGACCGTGGAGGAAGATGGATCTGTCTCACAGATTTTCAAGGAGAACTCGTCGAACATGGGCGAACTCCGAGTTCTTTTCTTGTCCTGATGCCTCAAATAAACTGGATCATCCATATTGGCCCGAAGGGTCACTAGACCACAGATAGAGAGATCTAGCCCTCTACGGCGGATCCCCGATAAGACCAGATCGGCGAAAAAACGGACAGAACTTTTGAAATTTTCAAAGTTCAGGGGTCTGTATACTATCGCTGAGAAGGCCTCCGAAAACTAGATGCGTTCGGAGCGCATGGCCGGGCAGGTAGATTGGGAATGGCCTAACGCCGGAGTGCAACTAGCGTCCTAAGCCAATTTAAGAGCCGACATGCGACTTTTTTTTTTGCAACTTTTTTTACTCACCTCTTCAGAGGTCGGTGAAACGGAGGCGGGCGTTGAAGTTAAAGGTGTAGCCATAGTTGGCATTGGCAGCAACATTGCCGAGGGTCATGATGAAGAGATGCCCGGTGGCAATGTCAGCAACCGTGTCAGGGTTGCTGTTGCTCTTGAAGTGGGTCTCCAGGTCCTTGAGCTTGACGAACCAGTTGACCTTGTTGTCCTGCTGGCCAACGATCGAGTTGATCTGCTGAGTGGCACCGCCACTGCCGTTCTCGGGAACGGCGACGCGCATATCACGCAGGACGGCGAAACGCTCGACGTTGTTCATGTTGATGTGACTGAACGCAGTGGTGGTCGTGTTACCGTCCTGACCATAGTCAGCGAGGACGTCGGTGGCGCCAGGAAGAGCGCCATTGGGCTGGCGATCGTAGATCAGCATGATGCGCAGGTACTCCGCGACACCAGCTCCCGTGGCGTTGCCACTGGGAAGGATCTGCCCAGTGATGTGCACGGACTTCATGTTGATACGACGCCCAATGCGGTTGTAGAAGCCAGCGCCCTCTTGCACGGTGTTCAAGCTGGCAATCTCGAGCGTGGTGCAGAGGGGGAGAGAGAACACATCGCTGCCACCGTTGACGTAGGGCAGATCAACGGATTTCACCTCGAAGTTGCGATTCGAGGCCCCGCGGGTCGCGGGAGAGCGACCAATAACTGATCGGTTGCGTGCCTGTGCGTAGGCTGACGCCCGCAGCAGGGCCACGGCTTGCTTGGCAGAAGCGCTCCGTCGCTTGTAGGAGGGAGCTTGCCTTTTCAAGGCGGTAAAGCGTTTGGACATGGTACCTCTGTACAGCCTGACGCTGTAAGAGAACTTATAAGAACTAGTGTTTACTCACCTAGCTCGCCCTTATCCTTCGGAGGGGGGTTGAGCCAGGGATTTTCTAATAATTCTTGATCCAGGACAGGATCGTCTGAGATCACAATCGGCTGGTTGATGTTGTTCCCGAACACCTGGAAGCCAGTGTGTTCGTAGACAGGGGTTTTTTTGAAACCCATTTTCCAAACAATGTCGATGCGCCGAATGGTCTGATAGATCTGGTCGGCGTTGCGCTTCTTCCACCAGAACTTGGGATGATAGTTGGTAGTGATGAAAAGATGCTTGGCAAGAAACTGATGTCCAGCAGCACCATGAGACGGGATGGTGAGAGGATAACGGTCAGCAAGCTCGTTGAAGAACTCAGGAGTCATCTTGTCCCCGTTCATCTCCTCAATGATCATACACTCCTGACCGTCGTAGTCATCATAGTACATACCGGATCCCTTTTTGGGAGGAACGCGCATCGTCGTGCCGAGGGCACGGGCCATTGAATCGGCAAAGTTGGACTTGCCTCGACCGGAGGGCCCAATGATGAGCCACACAATGGTCTTCCAACGGCGCTCAGCTGACGTGAGGCGCCTGTACTCCTTAAACATTCGCCCATAGCGAATGAAAGATCCAAAGTGATCCACGGCGATCTTCTTCATCGGGACGCGGTTGTCGATCTTGATCTGCACGTCCAAAAGGTCGGACCTGGCGCCCTGGCGGGCTGGTTCTCCCCACACCCACGGGCCGTCGATGTGGGTCTCGTCATCTTTCGAACAGTACTTGATGTTGTCGGCCTGCGAGCCACGGCGGACGTCGAAATGAGCACGCTCGAGTCCGGGCAGAGCCTTGAGCGCGGTGAAACGATGGACTCCGTTCAATTCCATGTAGCCCTGGAAATGGTGGGTGCCGTCGGCACCGAGTTCGAGGCTGTAGATGCAGTACTTGCACATGGGCCAAAGCTCGGGGTCGAGCAGGCGGGGCATCGTCGGAAACGAGCCGTCTTCGCGTTGAGCGAAGTTGATGGTAAACACATAGTTGCGCGCGCTCTTCAGGACTGGCGGGGGGGCCTCCTTGCGCGCGCGCGACCTCTTCACCTTAGACTCCATCTTTCGACAGACCCTGTACAGGTTACGAGGTTTTGTTACGAGGTGGCCGGTAATACTGACGGCCACCTCGTTTGTTCGCGAAAAATAACTTCTCGGCGGCACGGAAAAAGAACTTCTCGTTCGTTCCGTGGTGATGTCGTGACGTGCCGAACGGCACTTTCAAACTTTGTACACGACAAAGGTGCTCATGGCTGCGTCGATGCAAGTGGTGTCGAAGAACCCGGCGTTCCCCGACGGACAGGAGATGGAGGAGGAGGAGCCTGCGGTCAACCTGCTGTGTTCAGAGGACGAGGAGGAGTTGGGCTCGTCCTGCGAG